GCTACAGCGTTTTTAGCTTGGGCTAGTTCTAATTCTTTCAGGTCTATGACTTTGAGCAATTTGGCTGATTCTGATTTCTCACTAAGATAACTGTTTTGATATTCGCTAGCATATGCTTCGAACAACTTACGACCAAAGTCGTTTCTACGAGCTGCTTCAATGTCTTCTTTAAGCTGACCAATCTCTTTGGTAAGAGTCTTTTCAACTGTATTCTCGACTAGTGTAGCTGCACGTTTGACAAATTGTTCTTTCATGCTTGCCAAAGCCTGACGGCCTTCTCGAACTAGTTTTACCTTAGTTTCTGCAAGATCTTTCTTGTCTGTATGGAATTCTGCAATTTCATGAGCTAGGGCTTCTACTACGAACTTCTCAAGTGTGTGAAACTTAGAAGCCATTTGTACTTGATCTTCGTGTAATTCTTTAACTTCAGCAGCTAGTTGTCGTGTAACAAATTCCTTCATTACGCTGGCAGTTTTTTTACCTTCTACCACAACTCTAGCTTTTGCTTCTGCTAGTTGATTACGATCTTCTACAAATTGAGCAATTTCCTCTTTTAATTGATCGCTTAACATGCGATCAATCGCTTCAACCATGACTTGTTTGTCATGCTCGTAGCGTTGAGCAAATTCTTCACGTAACTGTTGAGTAACTTGTGTACGAGCCTCGGTTAAACGAGTCTCCCAAGCTGCCTCAATATCAGCCTTAATCTCTTCAGAAATCACGTTATTTTCAAACAGATTCTTTAATGCGTCCAACATGTGATTCTCCTCTTGTTATCGGAGCTTGCTTATTATGCCTAATAAGCTCTCTTTGAGATATTTTTGTGCTTTCGGGTCACCTTTAACCTCTTGCGCTATGCGTAAGGCACTATAACCACCACGACTGTTCATCAGGTGTTCATAGATTGGTGTAGGATATGCTCCTGGGGCACTGGGTTGAGCTACCACATCTACTGTGATAATCTCAAAATCGGATACTTCACCGGAACCGTTATCGCTAACGTTCCCGGATCCGCGACTTGATACTCCTAACTTCACTCCACTTTCTAACATAGTTTTCACTAGTTGTCCCATAGGTGTTGGTAGGATTTTTAATTTTCCATAACCGTCACTGCCTTCCATCCACATTTTTGTTACCATGTGGCAGACGCGGTCAAGGTTAATTCTTAGATCGTCCGGATGATCAACTTCGCCTAAAACTGAATATCCACCTTCGATTTGATCGTTCAGGGTTTTGACAGCCCTGGCGATTTCTTTCGCAGGATAAACACGCTGATTCTGATTCCGCTTGTCACCTTGGATGAAAATACCTGTCATATACAAGTTCTTTCCATCCTGACCGTCGGATTCAACGACCACTCTCGCTTGGTCGAAACTCAGGTTCTCACGAAGATAATTCATCGTCATCTACTTACTTTGCTCTTTTAGGAGCGCCATTTAACGGGCTATCAGCACTTCTGTCGCCATTGTCGCCAGTTGCTTTTTTCTCAGCGCCGTGTCCAGGTTCTTTCTTTTTAAACGCTGTCTTGCCTGCGTTGCCGCCTGGGACATTAACGTTACCAAAGTTTTCTTCTTTAGTTGATGGATTTAACAAACCGCCTTTTGTGCCGCCTGTTGTGCTTTCTCCACCTTTTACGATATTAGCAGTTGTACCGCCCATATTGTTTGCTTTTGCCATGACTGACTTGGCGTTTGCACCATTGTCACCATGCTTTGGGTTACCAACTTTCTCTACGTATTCACGCATGAAAGCATCTTCTGGCATTTTTTCCATGCCGTCCATTCCGCCCATGTCGTCACCACCCATGTCGTCACCCATTAATGCTTCAAATTCAGCACGTAGGTCATCAAGAGCATCTTCTAGGTCAACTACGCGATCTTCAATATCGCCTTCGCCGCCCATGCCTTCTTCGTCACCTTCGTCGCCGCCTTCTGCATCGATGTCATCAATAAAGTCATCACTAGCGTCGCCGCCAATGTCGCCTGAATCTTCTTCATCTCCGCCTTCGGCAAAACCAAAACTCTCGTCCATGTCTTCGTCGTCTTCAGCTGCTTCGTCGACTTGTTCTTCGTCGTCGCCTTCAGCTGCTTCGTCCATTTCTTCCTCTTCTTCACCTTCAACAGTAAAGTCTTCAGCTAAAATGTTCTCGTAAATTTCACGAGATTTTTCAACTACTAGTTGGTGGAAAAGCTCTTTGGCTTTGTCACTATCTTCATTAATTAGATGCTCGAGCATCTGTTCGAACTTATTTCGATCAGTCATGTTTATCTCCTATATGTTATATTGCAAGGCTGTCAAATATATTTACACTTAATTGTAATATATACCGTATAATGGTGGATTTTTTGACAATTTTGTAAAAAAATCGTCATCGAGTTATTTATTATACAGCAGGTGCTGCCGGTGTCATATACATTGCAGACACTAACTCTAAATCTTTTTCTTGTTCAAGAATGTGAGCTTCGCTAGCCTTACGGAGCTCATTAATTTGACGTAATGTTAATCTCGTTTTACGTGTATCTTTACGTTTCATAGCACTGCTATCACGACCTGCAGAATATTGCATGTCGTTAGAAACACTTTTTAAATCTTTATCAGCGTAAAACAATTCTCTTAAAATCATATGAGTATTTATGCAGCAGGTGCTGGTGTTGCTGCGGTTGGAGGAGGTGCTGTTCCTTCAGCGCCAGGCATTCCGCCGGCTTCTGGAGAAGCAGTTTCATCTGATAAGTCACTTAGATCACTTTCAATACCTGCTGAACTAATGCCAGCACCTCGAAGTTCGCCTGAGCTATCAGTTGGCGTGGATTTACCTTTGCCGTTTTCTTCTGCCCACATACGTTCGTTTTCTGCTAACTCTTCGTCTGTCATGCCTAAGAAACGTTTCATAGCAAATCGTTTGCTCATAAACGGGATCTGACTCATAGTTTGGAACTGTGGCACACGTTGTCCATCTAGTTCTGCTTGACGGTATGTAGCAAAGTTTTGTGGCGGTTGGAACTGTACTTCAAACAAACTAGAGTCAATGTTAACTCCGCGATCATACAAATACAATTTAAATTCTTGATCAAATACATCTTGCATTAGACTTTGTAGTCGTTGGCAATAGTTATTGAAACGCAGTTCTTGAATGTACGCAGTACCCACACGCCCGTCGTTATATTGAGATGCGCTGTCATCTGCACCTGTTGGTAAGTAGCTTGACGGAATACGTAACCCGCGGAATAACTTGTTGGTAAAATACTTCAAGTCGTCAATTTCACCTAGATTAGTGCCGCCTGGTAAAGTTTCAACTTTACTTCCGCGACCTTCTGCTGTCTGCGGAAAGAAGTAGTCTTCATTGATACTTAATGGATTGTACGCACTGTCAATAACATTAGTACCACCGCCAGTAGCACTTGGAAGTCTACGTTGATGTATTTCGTTTTTAACTCTTTCAACAAAGCTCATAGCCAAGTGACTTGGCATGTTACCCACGTCAACGTAGAACACTCGACGCTCAGGAGCACGTTGTACACGATAGATAATAATAGCGTCTTCTAACAATTCTTTTTGTTTAAAAACTTTAAAAATGTTTTCTAACAAGCTGTTTCCAAACGGAAAATTATTGTCTAAACCTTCTGATAATGACAAATGTATAACGTGTTTAGCATCAATTGCTACTTCGTTTTGATTATTGCTAAAACGTGTACCGTTACTAGCAGGGTATGCACCAGCTTGTCCTCTAGCTGCTGCTCCGCCAGCTACATAGGCAGTGCCACGATTGTTTGTGTTAGTAGTGTTAGGATTAATAGCTGTAACAATTAAATCTTGAAAGTTAGGATTTAAATCACGGATAACATACTGCTCAGGACGCTTGCCGTCACTTTCATTTACAATAATTTTAGTAATCTTACCTGGATCAATGTAGACCCATTTTTTAGTTTCAGGATCGCGAACAAAGAACGCATCACCGTATTTGAACACGTTACGCACAATACGGAAGATTCTAGTTTCAAATTTTTGTAGTTTACACCACTGCTGTAGGTACTCGCGAAGGATAGTAATCTCGCTGTTAGTGGCTTTATTTCTGTAGAATAAGTTAAAAGGAGTGTGGTTTTCTCTATTTTTTTGGCTAGTAAACTCTGCAATAATATCTAAGGCAGCATTGACTTCACTGTCCATATCCATTGTATCATACTGCAAATAACGGTCAACACGATTAGGAGCACCAGTATAGACATCAGGTAAAAAACTAGAATAGTTTGCTCGAGCTGGTCCTGGACGAGATGCGCCATTGCCCATTGGACTATAGCTACTAGACGTTGCGTCTACTTGCACAGGTGTAAAATATTTTTTCCAGCTCATTTATTATCTCGTATATAGGTTAGCATTATTGCTTTTTGCAGCTTTGGCTGAGGCTTTATGACCATCTTCATTAACAGAAATCAGTTGACCTACCTTAGTATTTAACGCATTCATGCTCTTAAGTAGGTCATCTAGAGTAGCGCCTTTGCTGTCTTTTGCCATGTCAGCTTTGGCTTGTTCTTCTCGTTCTTTAACTTGTTCTTCGGCAGTTTTTCCTTCATTTTTCTTTTCTGGAACAGCGGCTGCTGTTGATTTTGGTTTCGCAATAGGTAATCCGTTTGGTCCTAAAGTAAAGCTGTCTGTAGTGATACCTCGATCTAACTTTGCAGGGCTAGAGCCAGTAACAACTTCTTGCATTGCACCACTAGTTGCTTTTGCTCTTTGTTTATCGTCTGCTTGATTTCGTGCAATAGCTTCATCGAGTCCGCCAAATTCGTCATACGGGATAGCATCTGTAATATCTGCACTAACTTTATCTAATGATTCTTCCCAGTTATCACTAAAATCGTCAAATCCTCCTGCTAGATCACTTATCGACTCTTCAATCACTCTGTCTAACTTTTCTTGAGCCGCATCACGTTCTGCAATAGCTTCATCCCATGCAGATTGATCAAAATCTTCGTCAGATACTTCATTTAACATGTAGGTTATTTTATCTAGTGCTTTCTGTTTTTCTGCAATTGCATCGTCAATCTTTGCTTGTGCAGCCGATGCTTTTGAGCCGCCCATTGCATCAGCAATATCCTCACTTGAGGATACAATCATACTTTCAAAATCGTTATTGAAACTGCTAAACGATTCTTCAAACGGAGACATTAGATCGTTAAGATCTGCATAGTTTGATATTTCAGATCCAAAATCATCAAACGAAGTTTTAAAAGAACTTGATAAGTCATCAAACTTGATATTTTTTATAGCAACTTTATCAAACTCAGCAAAGGAAGTTTCAAACTTCTTAGTCATCTCTGCCATGTCTGGAACTTTTACAGTGCTCGAGCCGCCGCCACTGACTGTTGTACTAATGTCTTTAGAAATCTCGTTAAGATTTAATCCACCACCGCTAGTTTTAGCTTTAAGTTCTTCAAACATTTTAGCAGGATTCATTGACTGCATTGACTTATAAGCACCATCCATATTTTGAGAACGGCTACCTAATCCTTTTGGTGATAGCATACTCTTAGGAATGATCTCTCCAGCTGTCTTAGGTACGAATATTTCTTCTTCGCCACCGTCACCTACAATATACGGTTCACCTTCTTCAACTGGGCCTCCAAGAGCTTTTTGTGGAATTGATTTTGTAGGCGCTGGCTTAGGAGGATTTTTAACTCCAGCTAGTTGATTAACTATGTCACCAGTTTCGTTAACGACTGCACCTACTTTGTTTAATCCGGTAGTAGTTTTTCCTGCTGCTCCTTCTGCTAACTCACGTTCTGCTGCGTTGACTCTAGTTTCAGTAGCACCTTTCTTAGTTGCACCTAATGCGCCCTCTGCTAGTTTTTCAAAT